TATTTGTTCGTGACGATACTGTAAGTTTCTTTGTGAAGCTAAAACCAATTGGTCTTTCATACTTTCAAGTGCCGAATTGAAATATGGTAATAACTCATCTGTATATTTTTTATACTTTTTTCTGTGTCCATCCATGATGTTATCACATGCGTCTTCCCATGTTTCGTACCTTCCTTTTTCTTCTAACCATTTAAAATAATCTGAATGTAACTTTAAGTCACTCAGAAATTTTTTACCTTTCTGCATTTTTTTCTAATTTATGTTTATGTTTATTATTTTTTTGACATCTCTTGTCTTCTTTGAAAAGCTTCTTTTGCTCTATTTCTTTCCTTCTCAATTTTTTGTTCTTCATGACCAAGTAATGTATTTTGAGATTCGGTATCGATAATCAAATATTCATTATCAAATCTACAATTTTGGAAAATAACACCATCAGCCCCAATACGTGATTTTAATAAAGTTAATGTTGCCAATTTATGTTCTTTCTGTTCTATTGTTTTTCCGATCGATATAATTACATGACCTATTTGGGCTTTTTTAATTGATCCACCCATTTGATCTGTTGTTACAACTTCAGAAGAAATAGAATTACGATTACCTTGTGTTGCGGTCCAAATGGCTATATCAAATTCAGTTGTCATCGCCTCTAAACTTCTCATTATTGAACCCTCACCTTTCCATTCTTCACCATCAGTAGATCTTTCAGGTGATAAACAATCAACATAGTCTATTATCAATAAATCTATGTTAAATCCTTCATTTTTGAATTTTCTAATTTTTGATTTTATTTCTGATATACTAACAGAATCACTTGGTAATTTTAAGATTTTAATTTCACCATTGGTATTTTTATTTACATCATTTACTTTTTCAATTACTTCAGATTCACGATCAGGTTGATCATCTGGCGCAATACCTGTCCATATAGTATAATGTTTTCTTTTTACACTATTAACATTATCTTCGAAAATTATTTGTAAAACATTAAAACCATATATAAATGAAGTGTTCGCAATTTTTGTTAAAATTGTTGTTTTACCTGTACCTGTAGGAGCCAATACAACCCCTAATTCACCTCTACCTAATCCACCTTTTAATAAATTATCAATTCCATTTATACCTGTCGGTAATGGATGTCTATAGTCTTTTTTAAGAGCATCTTCTATATTATCAAAAACATCCACAGCATCTTCGTTACTAATACCAACTTGTAAAGCTTTTTGGATAATTTGTTCAATTTTATTATATGATTCAAATTCTCCATTTTCAATTATTGTCGATACTTTCTTTAATTCTCTTTTTAAATTTTGTTGTTTACAGAATCTTAAAGCGGTATCTTGAACATATGAAGTATCTTGATCACTTTCTTTTATATTGTTTAAAGTATCTAAATGTATTTTACCTGTTTCATTAGTAGTATTTTCGGCCATTATTTTTTGACCTAATGTATTATAATCGGGAATTTTATTGTATGTAACATATAATTCTTTTAAATTTTCCATGATATATTTAAAAGAATTATTATCAAAATACTTACTATCGATTACATCTATAATTGTTTCTCCATATTTTTTATCCTCTATAATTGATTTAATCAGTGATTGTTGAAATGATGATCCTAAGTGCCCAAAGTTTTTTTCTTTCATAATAATTTTTATTAAAGTTCGTATTGTAAATAAGTTGTTTCTGGTTGTGACATTGACAAAATTTCAGTCAAATCTGACAAAATTTCTTTAAGTCTTGGTCTAATATCAACCGTGTACCTAACCTTTGGGTGATAATAGTGAGCCGGAAACGTTCTTTGAATAAATACATCGTCACCCAACTTAATTTGTAGTAAAAAATATTCTTCCACCTTCTCATTTACATCTTCCACATTATCGGAATTCAAAAAATAATTTTGATTTTCACACAGATAATCGGAACTTTTTATTTTTAAATCTTCAGAAATTTTATCCGAAATTTCTTTTACATAGTAATGTAAATCCATTGATTGTCTTGTTTTAGGATTGTGATCCTTTACATTAAAAAACCTTTGGCAGATAATGTTTTTTTCGAGTGTTAATAAAAACTCAAATTTTGTGATTTCTTGATTGTTAATCATTGTTTTTAATTTTAATTATTCTTTTATTTTTTTCTTTTCTGGTTAATCTTAGGAATGGATTAAAGAATACGGTCCAAGCGTCGTCTCTTTTTGGTAAAACCTGAAATAGACCATCTTCCATCATCATTTTTATTGTGTTTTTATATGATCTACCTTCAGGATCTAATGTCCCATTAATTAATGATTGTATGTCTTCGATTGATTCTTCGGTTAAGAATGGTTGATCTAAACTAACTACCTTGGTAGTTAATTCATAAAATTCTTCTTCTAAGATACCTTTTTTAGTTACCCCACCCAATAGATTTAATATTACCTTGTTGGTCTTATCATTTTCAAATAGAGTGTTGGTTTTTTCTCTAATTTCTTCTATTGTCAATGGAGTGTGTTTGATCTCAGGAAATATAGATAATAATCTTTTAATTCCGAAATTTCTGATACCGAAAATATTATCAGACGAGTCACCACATAAAATTTTGGCAATCTTTACATTTTTAATGTGAATTTCTTCCTTTAGATAAAAAATTGTATCATTTTCTCTGTATAACTTACCGTGACTTGGATTAAAAATTATTGTATTATCGGAAACTAATTGTGTTAAATCACCATCTGATGAATAAATAATTTTATTTTCTTTTGGGGAGTTTTGAACATAGTATGCAATACAATCATCTGTTTCACAATAATCATATTCACCTTGTCTAACATATACCTCTTCAAGATACTGTTTTATTCTATTCCTTTGATAGTTGTACGAACCTATTTCCTCTTCGGATTTTAGTCTAGATCTTCTATTGTCTTTGTATCCTTCATAAATTCGTTTACGTTGAATAGAACCTTCGTGTCCATCCCAAAAAACGACAATCTTGTCTAAATTATAGACCTCAAAAGATTTTCTAAGAGTATTAAGAAAATGGTAAATACCTCCGATATGTTGACCCTTATAGAAGTAATTTTTAACACCGTAAAAACCAATCGTAAGTAAATTGTCCCCATCAACAATGAGTGTTGACATTAAAATTTGTATTATTGGTTAAAAAATATTGTTACCCCTCAATTTCTTCTTCATCACTATATGAAGTTGACTCTACTAAATCAAAATCACCACCTAATTTTTGTGACCAAAATTCAGAATATTTTTTCTTATATTCTTCTTCAGCTTCTTTAGTATCAGGAATATATCCGTTATGTACTGCAATAATCTTACCATCCTTATACGTAAGACCGTTTACGTGATTTTTAATAATAGAAATTTTAGTTCTAATGGCATATGCGATTTTTCTTCCATCTTTTCTTGCTTCAATAGGATTGATACCTGCTTTCTTTTGATTACCAAATAAGAAAATTAATGAAGACGCCAACCATAATGCTTCACCACCTTTTGCCTTAATTTCTGGTTGTCCAAATGGGTTATCCGGTAAGTCGACCCATGGTTGATTAACAACAACCATCGTATTAATTAATGGGTTGTTTGCGGTTGGGTAATCTTCTTTTTTAGATTTAGAAATTCTTGAATGAATACCCATACCAATTTTATCAGATAATGCGGCTGCGTTATGCATTTTACCACCCTTCCCTTCAAAAGTCATTTTACATGGAATAGAACCAACAGAATCCCATAAAAATAATATTGATCTATCAATTTCACCTTTTTCTTGTGCGTCTAATATTTCATTAATAAAATCAGTTGCTTGTTCAATATATTCAAAACTATCATTAAAAATGAAATCACCATCCCACTCACCATTACTATCTTTTTCGGCCTGTAACCCCAATTCAACAGCGTGATCCCAACTCCATTTTTTTTCTGTTATAATAAAAACAGGTAAATGACCTTTTTTCTGAGCATCAGCCGCAGCCAACACTAACGCAGTTGTTTTAGATGAATTTGAATGTCCTAAAAACATATTAATTCCTCCCATTACAGGACCAGGCAATCCACATGCATTTAGAAACG